CCATTAGCGCTAACCCCAGTTGAAATAGTGGGATAATTTACACCATTAGCAATGCAATTCACCCAACGTTTGGTTGGAGTCGCAACTGACATCTCCCCAACAATCACAACAGGGCTATCATCGGAAGGTTCATTTGTTTGATGTGAAGGAATGGCAACTACCATGCATCCTTTCTCTGCCTCCCAGAAAGTATAGTCAGTGTACAACTCAACCTGACCCACATTCTTCGGGACAGTTTGCAATTGACGGGCGGAATAAGCCGCCTCTGTGGTTAGAGGGGTAGTAAGATTCCTCAAGTTAACCACATCCACACTTTGGTAAGGAACGGAACCAGTAGCTCGGTAACACCTAACAGCACCACCAACGTTAAGTTTATTGGTTGAATTAACTACCTCAAAACCTTTTGATAGCACCCTCGAGCTACAACTTGCCAAAAATGCTGGATCAAGGGACGTTGCGCCCCCTGACAATGCAATAGCTTGTGGCATATTAAGATCAGTTCCAGCTGGCCCAGCTCTTAGTTGAAGACCACCTCGGAAACTTGTTCCAAGCCCACCAACGGCATCACCAATTATATTACGACTGGGAACACCTGTCGTTGAGGTAGTATTCTCATACATGGTGGCAAAAGTATCCACACTATCCATGAAAATATGTACATCCTGTGCTGCGCCAGAACTATTAGTATAACTAGCCGCAAAGGGAATTTTTTGGATAACAGATTTTCCTGTTATCACATCAGGATATCCGACTTTACGTCTATCCTGGTCATTAAATGGGTCCAAAGTCTGTTTGACCCATAAGGCTCCGTCTTGGGTGATACCCACAGACTCACAGAGCCTATCAATCTTGGTTTCAGCTCTAATTACCTTAGACTGAACTGCTGAAGCATTTGGTTCAATTTCTGCCATAGTAACAAAAACTTTTGCCTGCCTTCCTCCATAAAAGTGAGTATCACCTTCTCTCCCTAACATCCACATAATCCAAAAATTTTGATCTGCGGAATCAGATTCCGCAAATGTCTTCCATTCATATGGCATATCACAGTTCACCCAGTCCACACGCAAGGATAAAAAACGAAAAAACTCGCGCGTTAGAGCAAACAAAATGGGATCTGGGGCAGAAATAACCATTAGAGCAAACGCTCTAGCAACCTCCTGATCGAAAGTTTTAGTATCCAACCGATACTTCAGAGAAGAACAAATCTTGTCTCTGGAAGGAAAAGGAACATACATACCATGCTCCTCCAACTTAAGAAAGCCAGACCCCAAGAACTTAATCTCAGGTGTTAAACTCTCCTGCATGAACACATGCTCATGCTGTTTTGCCTTAAGCTCCAAACCGAACTCAGAATAAGTCTCCACCTTTATAAGGCGATACTCTTCTACAGTCAAGTTAAAGAACGAAAGATTGATACC